AGGGCGGCTGGCCCGGGAGAAATTCCTGGACGGCGCGCCGCTGGACGCCCGGGCGGAGTACATCCAGAAGACCTTTGACGAGGCCGGGGTGCAGGTGCTGGCGGATGCGCTGGTGCGGGAGATGCACAAGATGACCATGACGGTGGACATGAGCGACGAGAAGTTCGCCGGAAACAGCTCCGGACAGGCGCTGAAGCTGAAGCTGCTGACCATGAACCTGATGGTGAAAAACAAGATGCGCCGGATGGAGAAGGGGCTGAAGGAGCGGCTGAAGCTGTACAACCGGTGGCTGTACGTCATGGGGGAGATGGACCCGGTGGAGGGCAACGAGGTGGACGTGGTGTTCACGGTGAATATGCCCATCGACGAGGGCGGCATCATCGACCTGGTGACCCGGCTGCAGGGGATTGTGGACGACCAGACGCTGCTGAGCCAGCTGTGGTTTATCCGGGACCCGGCGGAGGCGCTGAAAAACATCCGGGAACAGAAAACAAAGGAGGGAGAAGCAGTCAATGGAGGAGCAGGAGATTATGGAGCAGGAACTGCAGGCAGAGCCTGAGCAGGAGCGGCCAATGCTGATGCGGGAGGCACTGGAGGCGGAACGCCGGGCGCTGGAAGCGGAAAAGGCTGCCTTTGCCCGGCAGAAGCTGGAGCGGCTGGTGGCTGCGGAACTGGCTGAGCGGGGACTCAGCGAGGAATTTGCGGACTTTCTCACCGGCGAGGACGAGGCGGAGAGCCTGGACCGGGTGGAACGGTTTGAGGCGCTGTTCCAGCAGAGCCTGAAGGCGGAGATCGCCCGGCGGATGCGGGGAAAGGGCGCGCCCAGGGAGCCGGCAAAGCCCAAAGGCATCAGCAGGGAGAGCCTGAGAAGCATGAGTGCAAAGGAGATCAACGCCCGGTGGGAGGAGATCGCCGGCGCACTGAAAAAGTGAGAGTCCATTCCGAACACAGAGGGGCATAAAACGAACTTTGAAAGGAGAATTCTATGGCATTTGACAACTTTATTCCCGAGGTGTGGTCCGCACGGCTGCTGGAGCACCTGGACAACATCCACGTTTACGCCGGCCTGATGAACCGGGACTATGAGGGCGACATCAAGGCCTTCGGCGACACCGTTCATATCAACCAGCTGGGCAGCATCACCATCCGGGACTACGACGGCACCGAAATCGAGGACCCCGAGGAGCTGGACGGCGAGCAGCAGAATCTGGTCATCGACAAGGCCAAGTACTTCAACTTCCAGGTGAAGGACATCAACAACGCCCAGTCCAACCCCAAGCTCATCGACAGCGCCATGCAGCGGGCCAGCTACGGCATCAACGATGAGATCGACCGCTATCTGGCCCAGCTGCTGGTCAGCGGCTGCAAGGCGGAGAATGTGCTCTACGGCGACAGCAACGCGGTGAAGCCCACCGCCGCCAACGCCTATGACTATCTGGTGGACCTGGGCACGGTGCTCAGCGAAAACAACGTGCCCATGCTGGGCCGCTGGGCGGTGATTCCCCCCTGGTACCACGCGCTGCTGCTGAAGGACGAGCGTTTTGTGGGCAACGGCACCGGCTACAATCAGGCGGTGCTCCAGGGCGGTGTGGTCGGCGAGGCCGCCGGCTTCCAGATCCACCTGAGCAACAACGTGCCCAACACCAACGGCCAGCACTACAAGGTGCTGGCAGGCACCAACGCAGGCGGCGCCTTTGCCGAGCAGCTGGTGGAGCTGGAGGCTTACCGTCTGGAGAAGAACTTCTCTGATGCGGTGAAGGGCCTGCACGTCTACGGCGCCAAGGTGGTGCAGCCCGGCGCGCTGGCCGTGATGACGGTGGACAAGTAAGAGACAGGCCGCACAGCGGAACAGAGGTGAGGGAGAATCTGGCTGAAAGCCAAAATCCGGTGCGGATTCTGCCGGTTCTGCTGTGCGGCAGCGGTGAATATCAAACCATTCCAAAGAAGGGAGGAACGGAGATGACAGACGAGGTAATGGAGGCCCTGCAGGAGCGGCTGATGCGGAAGCTGGGGCTGGAGGAGCCGGATGAGGATGTGCTGGCGCTGCTGGAGGATGAGCTGCTGGATGCCGAGGCGGAAATCCTGCTGGAGCTGAACCTGGACGAGCTGGAAGAGCGGATGCAGGGCAAGGTGGTGGAGCTGGCAGCGGTGTACTTCCGCTACGACCTGGCCCAGGAGGACGGCGTGCAGGTCAGAAGCTATGCCGAGGGCCAGATCAGTGAGAGCGAGACCCGATTCACCCCGGAGGAGTACCGGCGGGATGTCCGGGAGATTCTGGACAGCCTGAACCGCTACCGGAGGGTCTCATGCTGAACGGGAAAACCCCTGGGGCGTGGCGAAAGGGCTATGCGCTCCACCGTCGGAGGTGGAAAACTGACCGGTACGGCGAGGCTGTAAGTGTGTACGACATGGACCATCCGGACGCAGTGGTGGAGGACGGCAGCCCGGACGCGGTGTGCTGGCAGGATCTGGGCGGAATCCGGGACAGCGGAAGGCTGACCAGCGGAGCGGAGCTGTCGGAGCAGGGAGAGCGGTATCGGGAGATTCTGCAGGGCGCCCTGTTCAGCGAACTGGAGCTGTCGGTGTACGACCGGGTGGTGGTGAACGGCGGGGTATATGAGCTGCGGAAGATTCAGCAGTGGCCCGGACACCGGATGCTGTTCCTGCAGCGGCTGTGGTGACAGGAGGTGGACCGATGACAGAGGCAGAGTGGACGCTGGTGGACGCCCGTCAGCAGGTGAAGGCTGCGCTGGAGGGGATGCAGAGCGAGATCGCCTTTGATGTGCGGCAGAGCTGGCCCAGGGAGCAGACGGACCGCATCGTCATTACCTACAGCGAATACGACAACCGCTCTACGGACTGCCCGGTGGTGGATGAGCTGACCTATCAGATCGACATCTGGTGCTTTGACCGGGAGACGGCGGTGGAGCTGGCCGGACTGGTGAACCGAGCCATGCTGGAGCTGGGGCTGAAGCGGACGTACATGAGCGAAGTGGTGGAAAATGGTGTTTTTCAGCGGAAAACCATGCGCTTTGGACGGAAAATTGACAAGCGATGGATGCGGCTCATGGACTGAAGGGGCGCAGACGCTGAGAGAACCTGAAACGGATCAACAAGGACAGAAAGGATGATGAGTATGACACAGGGGATGGCCAGCATCGGCATCAAGCTGAAGGTCAACGACGTGGAAATGAACTATGTGCAGGAGATCGGCGACATCGGAGGCACTCCCTCTGAGCTGGACGCCACCTGTCTCAAGGACAGAATGAAGAAGAATGTCCCCGGCGTGCAGGACGTGCAGGCGTTTGAGGTGACGTACCTCTACGACAACAGCGGCGCGGATTCCGATTACCGCAAGCTGCGCGCGCTGCAGACGGCGGGCAACGTGGTGCCTGTTTCGGTGGAGTTCCCCGACGGCACCAAGTTCGGCACCACCGGCTATGTGAGCACCTATGTAGATGGGGCAAAGGTGGATGAGCTGATCACGGCCAAGCTGATCGTCAGCATTCAGAGCGAGTGGAGCGTGACCAACCCCACCGCGTAATACCGCAGTGATCGGGGCCGGCAGGGGGAAGAGGCTCTGCCGGCCCTTCTTTGGTAAAAAGGAGGTTTGACATTGAAAAGATCCTATACACTGAAGCTGGACGGGGAACAGGTACAGCTGCGGCTCACCGTGGCGGGACAGCGGACCCTGCGGAAGAAATATCAGGAGGACACCCTGCAGACCGTGCTGGAGGCGGCGGCAGATGGGGAAAAAATGGCGGCAGTACTGGATGCGGCGCTGAACTGGGCGGGAAATGACAACCCCATCCGGGACGGGGAGGAGTTGTATGACCGGCTGGTGGACGAGGGCTGGAGCGGCCAGACCCGGTTCGGCGGCCTGGCGTTTGACATTGCGGCGGAGTCCGGACTGATCAGCCCGGAGCAGGCGGAGCAGCTCAAAGCGTCTATGGAGCAGGCGGTGGAGCAGGCGTTTCAGCTGCTGAACGAGGAGTCCGACGACGATGAGGACCAGGACGGCCCTTTCGGGAGGGACTGACCGAGGAGGAGCTGGTGAAGCTGGGCTGTGAAGAGGGGCTGTTGCCCTGGCAGGTGGAGGAGATGACCTGGGGGGAGGCGGCGCTGGTGATCACAGCCCGGCAGGAGGGGCAGCGCAGACAGGCCCAGCGCCTGGCGATCATCGCCTGGGAGCAGGCCGGGCTGACCGCACAGGCGGCGCTGGCCGGAAGGCTGCCTGAGGTGTACGAGGTGTTCCCGTTCTGGACCGAGGAGGAGCTTCGGGAAATCCGGCTGGAAAAGTATCGGACGATCATGGAACGCATGGCGGGCAGCGGGCAGCCGGCCCGGGGTCAACAGACCGGATGCCAGCCGGAATCGGAAGCCGGGGACAGAACGAATACCTGAGAAATGGGGGGATGAAATGAGTGAGAAGTCAGAAAAGAACACTGGTTCGGTGAAAACAGCCCACAAAACCGGGAAACAGTCGTTGGCCGGGCTGAATCGATCCCTGCGGGGGCTGGAACGGGTGACCAAGGCGCTGAAGCAGCTGAGCGCTGTCACCGCGGCGTTGAGCACCCGGACAGCAAGGGCGAGCCGGTCCCTGCGGACGCTGCTGTCCTTTGATGAGATCAATCGGCTGAATCCGCCGGCCAGCCGCTCCAGCAGGAGACGCAGAAAAGCATCCCGGCGCAAGAGCGGCAGGCGCAGAAGCACCAGAAGCGGACGGAGCAGCCGGAGCAGACGCACCGGAGGGAGCACCCGAAAGCGGATGGGGCTGCTGGAGCGGCTGCGGAACCGTCTGGGGAAGCTCTGGAAAAATCTGAGAAAGTTTCTGTCCTCAAAAAAGACAACGGTGCTGGACGGGTTCCAGAAGCTGATACAGGGGGCAGAAAAGCTGAGAAAACGGCTGAAGGAGGCATTTTCCCGGGGCTATGAGCGGGTCATCAAGCCGCTGAAGGAGGTGGGAGGCTCCGTGCTGGATTCCGTCAGGGAGGATTGGGAGAACATTCTCAAGCTGATGGAAGATCAAAAGAAGCACATCCAATGGGTGATGGACGACATCGCCGATCTGTGGGACAAGGCAGTCAGCGCCGGCGGAAGAGTCAGAGAGTGGCTCAGCGGACTCGTCAGTGATACGGGACAGTGGGTGCAGGATAAAATCGTGGCGCCGTTTCAGGGAATTTTTACAGTGGGACTGCCGGGGGTGTGGTCCAACGTGAAGGAACTGTTCGCGACGAACCCCACCCTGAAAGCGAATGTGCAGCTGGTGAAGGACGGCTGGAACACGGTCTCCGGCTGGGTGAAGGACCACATTGGCAGCGGAGTGAGCAAGGCCATCGCACTGGCAAAAGACAGCTGGAGCAGCGTTGCAGGCTGGGTCAGAGACCACATCGGCGGCGGCGTCAGCAAAAGCATCAGCCTGGCCAAAGACGGCTGGTCAAGTGTGTCCGGCTGGGTCAAGGACAGGCTGGGCAAAGGTGTAAAGTTTGCCATCGGACTGGCCAAGGGCTGGAAAGGCAGCGTTGCCAAGAAGCTGGGGTTGGATAAGCTCTCTTCCACGTTCAAGCTCAAACTGCCCAAAGTGTCCGTGACCTGGTCAGGCAA